CGATTGACGATGATGATGGGGATGCCTTAAGAGGACTCCTCAGAGAAGAAGGTTTCAACGACCGTCTTTAATTTAACATCAATTTCAGTTAATTCAGCATTAAGCTCTTTAGACCAACCCTGTCGCATAGCGTCAACATTTAAGCCGGAGGCAATTAGCTCTTCGGCTTTCTCTTTACTCACCACAAATAAATCCATTATATATTCAATATTATTCATTTTTTAACCCTAAACTTGATATCATTTGGCGCATAAATTCTCGCATAAAGGTCTTCTAGTTTTTCTAGATTTATAATGCCATTTGCGAGAAAGCTTTGAGATTCATTTCGTGAACAATCATACACTTTCATAACCTTCTCAATGGTATCTTCTCGCTCTTGGGATGCTGTTTTTTTTGACTTATTCCACTTAACATATAAATTTTTTCCATCCAATGAAGTTAATGCCATGCATTGAATTGGTTTTGGTAGTGCAAAAAAATCATGTGAATTAATTTTTTCGCATAAGTGTTTTTGATTATGAACCATAGATAGGGCCATTTGAGTCATAAAGATGTCAAATGAATCTAATTGACTTTCAGTTGGCTCTATACTTAAGGCGCGTTCTTTAAGAAATTCAAATGAGTCGAATCTAGCCATTTTTTACCTATTTGCTTTTTATCAATTGTATTATGCGACACATAAATGCATCTAAATTAATTTCTTGGTCAACAACTTGTGTTGCAGACTGTGATTGATAATAGCCCAATAATACCGCAAAATCCAGTCTATGCTTCTTGTCGATGCGTTGCATTACGTAACTACCAAACGGGCTGTAAACGGCGCTATAATCGACTATATGCTCTGTTGTGAATAACCTTAAACCCTCATCATCAAATAATTCAATATACTCCCACATTTTAGCAACATAATCACTAGCAGAGAATGTTGGAACCCCAATAATACTACCTAGATTCTCTAAAAATGAAGATTGCATTGCGCCAATAATAGCTCTCATGTCGGGATAGTGAAACCGAGCTATTTCTTTCAATGTTTCTCTATCAAATGTACCACCGACTTTACCAGTTTCAATCTCGGCTATTTGAATCATTCTTTTAAAAAGCGCTTTTTTAACTTCTACATCATCGCGATGTGCAAATGAAATAGGAGCGCATCGCGATGCACGAATTGGTTCTGGTATTTTATAAAGATTATTACATGTAAAAATAAAACGAATAGTTGCCGTAGCATTATCCATTATTGATTGCAGCCCATTATAAAAATTAGCGGCAATTGTTGGTGATGGCCTGTCGGCTTCATCAATGATAACGAATCGAGGTTTTCCGTCAGTCAACTTTTGCATTGAATAATTTTGAATAACATCTAAAATATCCATTGAGTGCTTAGAAACGGTCAAGAAAATACTATCTGTTTTAAATTCTTCTGGAATAACTCTTGCGAGAGTTGTTTTTCCAGTTCCAGGTTTTCCACTATGGAAAATCATGTGTTGAAATTGATTATGTTCTAATGCGAACGATACAGTATTTTTGATGTGTTGAGGTAATATCACATCATCAATACATTTTGGTTCATATTTTTTAGGCCAAGCGCCATTAATCTCATTTCTAACTTCTGTTATTGCTTGATTATGCCGTTCATTAGCTATCAATATTTCACTATCGTCTGAAAAAAGGTTCATATAAGTCTCTTGATGATTATGTATGTATTAATATATAGAAATATATAAACTTGAATAAACAAATTAAAAACTAATTCATGAAAAATACATTTAACACTTTTTTAGAATCCCTCAAAACACCTGAAAATGCATCCGTATTAGAGGCGGTGAAAACTGGTTATATGCATATATTTTATGAATCAGCGCCTTTGGCTAGTTTCGGTGGATTGGATATGTACTTTTCTGAATATAATAAAAATAATTTACAAGAAAAGCCAGGAAGTACCGTAAATTATACACCAAACAGAGATAATCAATTTTTCTCACAAACACTATCAGATAAGTCATTAGATATGGTAAATAAAAGTCAATCCGGAGTTAAAGGTGGTCGCACAATGACATATCCTCCTGCCGGAAGAGATTCTGATTCTATGCAAAATCCATTTACAAGACGCAATTTAGGAGTAGGAAATTCCAATAATGCTCCGGACGGAGCTGGTCCAACTGTTGGTAGTGGGGGTAGTGTTAATTTAGGGTATGCAACTGACGCGGGTGGTGCGTGAACATACAACAATACTCAAATCCTTATTTATATTATTTTTTGAAACCAAAAATGATTCGACAAATAAAAATAATTAATGAATATGAATCGCATAGGAAAATAGAGTCTATTTGCTCAACAAATCTTGGACAAAATTTTGACCAAAAAGGTTAAAATAACTCTAGCATCAATTCGCGGTCATCATTCTCTACATCCATACCCCATCCAATAGCATTAAACATTCTATCCATTGTTTTTTTCAAAACTTTTTCCCATTGTAAATCCCAATCAGGAATGAATATTTCCCACATGCGCTCTGGACAGTTATCACCAACATACGCAATAGTGCTTATATTATAGGTGTTGGGTGCCACTTTAATGAATTTAACTTTAGAGCTTTCAAAAATAGGCTCTAAACCCATATCCTTAAGTACTGGGTCAGTATCAAGTAAATGATTCCAAACAGAACCAGCTCTAAGCCGCCAATCAACTTTTTTCCTCAGTTCTTCGGGCCATTCTATATATTCAAGATACGGTGGTGGTGTTTTTTTAACTCCGGATGGAATTGAAATACTATACCAATCACCACTATGAACCAATTGATAATATTCGCGTTTTAAATTCAGATACTCTTTGCGTATATGTTTTTTATCTTTATTTTTAAGCAACTCGGTTATCAAAGTAAGAATGCGTTCACGAGCAAATGGTGTAGTAGAACTACGAACAATTTCAAGACCGGTCACAGCAAATTTAGGAGATACATATTTTTGACCATATTCATTTATGTCAAAATATTTAACCTCTTCATTACTCTCAACAAAGCATATATATTTCTTTTTAGCCGTAACAATTGCTTGTCTAATGCATTTTTCTCGCTTTAGATATAAAGTATTTTCATAGAAATTCCAGCAATTGGAGAAATTTAACATAATTTCAGCTAATTTATCTTCCAGCAACACGGAATCAAATATGCGACAATAGTCAGTTAATAAATAACGATTGTATATTATTCGAATCTTGCCATCAGTAACCAATCCCTCAAAAAATGCATCCTTTTTCTTCTCGTCATCAAGTGAATCCCAATAACTTATGTATTTTTTACATGCTTTGTTAAATAACTTTTTAGCATCTATTTCATTTGAAATTGTAAATTTCTCATTGACAAAGCATTCAGTACCATTGAATATCAATACACCAACTTCATTTTCAACTTTATCTTTCCATGAGTCATAAATATCTTCATATCTTACGAAGAAACTATCAGTATCGCCATGCGACAATCTTTTATAACAAGTCTCACCATCTTCATTTACAAAAGTACCAGCTAAATCTTTAGATAATCGTGGGGCCTCGCCAAAAACCGCTTTATATCTAGGGTCAAATTCCAATTCATTATCAAAATAACTCACTAGGTCTTTAGTTGTAGTTTGAATCAATTCTTTACCAAGGGCTGTAACTGAGGCTGAGTTATCAATGTCATATAATTGGAAATATGGATTACCAAGTAGACCGTAAAGTGAGTTACCAAATAACTTATATGCATTTTGCTTCATATTATAATAAGCAACATCATCATAATTTCCAAGTTTTTTAGATGCTTTCATCATCTCTTTTAACTCAGTACGACCATCAAATAAGATTTTAACTACCTCTGGAACAATGCCTACTTTATCTTTACGATAAAATACCTGTCGTTTTCCATTTGCAGTCCAAGGGCTTTTCACGAGATTTTTTAGTATATGCTCTGGGACAACTTCTCCGACAGGATATATAACTTTGGTTTCAGGTGATATATTTGCGCCCATCATAATAGATGGATACATTGAGCGATAATCATATGAGACTAACCACTCATAATAGTTCGGAGTTGAATATACATACGCACCAGGAAACCACTCGCGCTCTGCCTCTTTTAGAGGTGGCATAGTGAGATTCTTTTTATGCAAAATGTTAACGATAAAACCAACTAGCATTTTTTTGGCTTCAAAAATAGAGCCAAATGGAACTCTAGCCTCAGCACAAGCGCCAATGGTAGTCTCGAACATTCTTCGCTTATTATCAATCTGCTTAATTAATTCAACGTCTTTAAAATTATACCATACATAATCATCCCAGTGATTTATATACGACATATACCCATCAGGCAATGGAGCTTTGCGCTCACCCACTTCGATAAAGCCAATAGTATCTAATTTATAATTATCGCGCTCTGATGTTGTAAACTTACGATATAATTGAAGATAATCAATTACTTCAGTACCGGCTATTTTAAGAGAGTCGTCTCTTTTGCTAACATATACGCTTTTATATTTAGTAGGAAGTCTACTTAAAAGCCTAATATCTACGCCTAATTTTTGGGCTCGATTTATCAAATAAGGATTATCAAAAAACGAACTATTGTAGCCACTTAAGATATCTACATTATTATCACCAATTTTAGTGAATAGCTGCTCAAGTAATTCATATTCAGTGCGACAATTTATATATTCACAATTGGCATTTGATAACTTTTCAGTCATCGCTTCTGATATTTCTCTATTTAACCCAAATGTAAAATAATTATTAGTTTTACTAAAATGCACCGTAACGCAATTTACTGGATATTCAGCTTTTGATGCAACTGGAAATTTTCCTTTTGTTGCGACTTCAATATCAAGAAAGCATATATTGAAATCTTTCATTGAGAATCGCAAATCATCTACATCTTGATAATCCTGCTGCAACCAACGAGTTCTAAAATCAATATCAAGTTCGGCAAGATAGTTGCTTGGGCCGTTGTGACGCGCACGCAAATCCATTTCTTTTTTGCCATCAGTGATAACCTCAAACATGTCTTTTCCATAAATATCTTTCATGCCGCATGGACGAGCACCATACTCTCCCTGATTAGGAGTGTAAAATTTATGCTTCGTCTTATACACCATTCGACTGCCATCATTATACCAAACAAACATCAATTCGTTGTTTCGGTCATGATGAATAGACGAATACATTACTTTATTTTCAATCACGGAATTGCCTTGGGTTATATAACAAAATATAGAATTATCAATACAAAAAGCATTCTCTTTTGAGAATGCTTTTTATTTAGGTTTTATTTAGATTTAATATTAAAATCCACTTTTATAAGATAATTTGAATCCTTGAATAATCGCCTCAATCAATGGTGCATTATCTACATCTTTTAGAGAATTAACAAAAGATACGTATTTTTTAGCACTTTCAGTAACAACTTGTTTCTTAGGTATTAATACATCAGGCACTTCTTGTTTAGCTGCATTAGCTTGAAATTTACCTTTTTGCTTATCAGCAAAACCTCTTTTTTCACCAGCATTAGCAACACCTTTAGATTCAACTTTCTTGAATCCAGCGGCATTTACTGCGTCAACTTTGTTGACAGCTGCTGTATTTGCATCTACAAATTTTGTTTGTGATGTTGCTGCTGCTTTTTGAAATTTCTTTGCGTCATTAACGCCAAGAGCAGCGGCTGTGTGTTTAGGAGCAGAAACTCCTTCATTCATTGATTTTTTCATAGTGACTGGTTCCTTTTTAGTCTGTGTAGATTGTACCGATTCATTTATACCAAATGCTTTATTGACCTGTGACTCAAGTTGTGATAAATCAACAACTTTATTAATTCTGCGACCTCTACTTAAAATGCCTTCTACTTCATCATGCGCTTCCATTAACACGGACTCATTGATGGCTTTAGTTATTACATTATAGGCTTGGTCGTCAACAATACCATTTGATATCTTCTCGGCTATTTGTGCTTGTTCTAACAGCTTTTCCAAGTTGAACATATCCATAACAGGACCTCTTCATCTTAATTGATTTATAATAGTTTATACATGACTCAAATTATAAACAGTAAATATCATTTAAAAGACAAATAAATATGAAAAGACCTATACTACACTCATCTTATATAAAACGATGGGCTGACCAAAGCGGAAAAACATATCGAGAGCTCGAAGCTTTATGGAAGCGAACTTTTGATGAGGTTAATTATGATGAAATGTTTGAGCCTAGCAAATATGAGCGAATAGCTGGTGGAGATATATCACAAGAAGTTCAACGTAAATTCGAAGAAACTTTAACTACGGGTCCTGAAAAAGAACAAGAAGAACTTGATGCATTAATGGCTGTCCCAGCTGAAGAGGAGTTTGGATTAGAAGCTGAAGCAGACCTTGATTTTGGACCGGAATCGGTACCTGAAAATGAAATAGTCGATGAATTAGAAGACTTATTCAGTCCAATGGAATTACCAGAGGAAGAAGAGGGTGAAGATTTCATACCAGAGGGGTTTGATGAAAATGAAGAAGTTGATGTAGACGAAGAACCAGAAGAGGATATGTTTGCTGAAATAGATGAGTTTCCAGAAGAAGAAGAAAAAGAAGAGCCAAAAAAGAAAAAGAAGAAAAAAAAATAGGCGATTAATCGCCTATTTTTCATCCATATAAAAACGCTGCTGATTCTTCAGCTAATACTTTACATCTATTTAAATGAAGAGCCCTTAACATTCCATTAGCATCGCTCGCAATAACTTTAGTTGTAGTATATTGCTGAACAGTTAAAGTTTCAATCCTAGAGGTTAATGCGTTACCGCTATCATCAAATCCATCTGCACAAAATAAAACTTTACTCATAGTGACTCCCTATAATTACTAAACTCTTCGTTATTATACATTAAAACTTTAACATAAACTGGCGTTACAATCTTGATAAAGGCATCACCATTTTTACAAATTTGAACGGCAACTGCATCAACCATATTTTTAGTAAAAATACGCTCAAAAATTCTACTATCAATTGTTAAACTATTATCTGATAGAACTGCAAAATCACTATAAACACTAATTTTATATCTATCTTTATTGTGGCATGTGATTTCTGCTGTAAATTCATCAATTTTAGATATAACTAACTCACCAAAATTAGATGACTTGTTAAGTCTATTTATCAACCCACCAACATGCTGCATCAATTCGCTTTCACATACAAGGAAGTCTTCCGCTTCCACATCTATTGAAAATTTATTAGCCATTTTTTCTAATTTATATGAAAATTTATAATCATCAGTATTTACAATTACATGAGTATCGGTTACAATAAATTTCAAACTAGATATACTTCCACTACCAGATATCAGAGACATAATATTAAAAGGAATAAATACAGATGCATTTTGAATGAAATAATTAATATCAGCATGCTCATTAAAATCCAGATGAACTTTATATCCATTGTAGTTTGATTGGAATTTTAATTTTCCATTATCAATAATAATTGACAATCCCTCAGTTCTATTTTCAATATTTAATTCAGCCATAACAGTGTATAAAACGATTGGAGCTAGTTCAAATGTGAATACCACATCGGGGTCCTCATTAACCAAATCCCTTATAGGGAAATCAATATCATGAATTGGCATACGAACTTCCAACTCATCTTGATTACGATGCTCATTATAAAAACTATTGATAACTATTTCTGGAGATTCGCCATCTTCATCAATCCAAAAGCTAATCATATCATCTTTACAATTATCTACTATATTGAAAAAATCAAATAAATTGACTGATATGTTTTTGGGTAAAATATCACCATCTTTTTTATCATAAGGATGAATCTCTGTCCATATATCACAATCGATACTGAGTCTAATTACATTAACAGGCTCCCATGCGCCGTTTATTTTACGGTCTTCATTAAAGCATTCTATATATAATTTTCTACCTTCAGCATCGGATTCATTTCTTATAGCTTGTGCTAAAAAATTTAATTTTTGTGATATCCCACTAAATGCACTGACAGTCATTACTGTTGGAGTTTGTATTGTTTTAAGTTCTGACATATATCCACCTAGATTAATTAGTATTTAATGTCAAAATATATTATTAAAAACAAAAAGAGCCATTTAAAAATGACTCTTTTTTTATGTTATCTACGAGGAGGTTTATTCTCAATAGGTGCGCCTTCATCGACATTTGGAAACTCATTAAGCTCAGGGCCAACGACATCCTTCTCTGCCTGCATGTATTCTGGAGTTGAACTTTCTTCTGAAAAATCATCAAGCAAGTCATTAAATTCACTTTCTTCAGGAACAGCGCCAAATTCATCGCCCATTCCGTCATCAAATGGTTCTCCACCCATTTCAACTTCTCCACCCATTTCAGCCTCTCCACCCATAGGTTCAAAAGGCATGAACATTTCATTATTAAGGGTATCATCAACTTCTTGAGTTCCAGTAAATTCTGGAAGTTTTTGCTGTAACCATGAATCAAATTGTCCATCATCTAGTGATAATTTCTCTTCGATTTCATCGAGTTGCGTTACAGTTAATTCAGTATCAAGCTCTGGATATACCTTTAAGAATTTATTAACAATATCACCAGGCATATCATTTTTAATACCTTGTGTACCACTGAGAATTTCATCAGATGTTAAAATAACGCCGGAGCCTTTTTGCATTTGTTGAGCTACTGAATTTGATGTTAATTTTTGCATTGTATCTAAAGAGCTATTCAACCAATCCGTTTTATCACTAAAATTCAGAAATTCCTCTTCTTCATCGCCCTCAGCCAATCCACCTTCATCTGCATTAATTCCACCAGCGTCAAGACCACCAGCTTCACCACCACCGCCAAAACCACCACCGAAATCAGCGCTAAAATCGCCAACATCTGCATTAGCGCCATTATCCATTGAAAAATCATCCGCACCGAACGTATCACCGAATACATCATCCATACCTCCACCAGCATCTAAGCCTGGGTCTGCCGGTCCTTCACCAGCCATAGATACATCATCTTCACTATCATTTGCATTTACATCAGCTGGTCCAAGAGGAGCGCCAGCTTCCATGAGTTTCATTAGGTCTTTAAATTGTTTTATATCAGAGTGCATATCAGATGACGGAAACGATTCCATAACCCATGCTGGCTCCTTAGATTTTTTGGATTTAGTAAAATTATTTTGAGGGGTGCTGAATGAAATTGGCTCATAAAAATCATCTTCCACTTCTTCAACTATTGGCATTAAATTGGCGAATGTATTCATATCAGATTCCCACAAATCAGAACCAGTTTCCCAGGTAGTTGGATAGCCAGTTAACCCACCACTTTTATTACCAACCATTAATTGAGTTCTTTGTGGTGCGTTTCTTCCAATTTGCTTAGATTGTACATCCCCAAGAATAGACTCATCCACCATTTGAAGTATATAATCACCAAAATTATTTACATACTGCTCATCCTCAAGACCTATTTCTTCCAAAACATCATCAAATCCATCTGCCGAAACTTTTATAGTAATTTTATCATTTGCATTTGGATATAGCAATTCACATACAGCAACTTGATTGGCTCTTTTTAATGAGAATTTTGCGTGACATTTGTCCATAACAATAGATTTTAAATCCAATCTAAATGCATTAGGATTTTCTCGCGCATCCAGCGCAGCCTCTACCAATACTCGTTTAACAATATTTGTAACATTTGTTTTGGGTTGCCATACTTTAGTAACGGATTCAAGGGTAGGACTCACAATTCCTTTAGCAGGATTCTTAATAGCACTCTCTTGTAATTTCTGGCGTACATCATTGAACTTTTTTGATTGTTCGGTGTTCTTTAATATGTGTGGCTGTAATGACTCTAAAACGCTTGATTTGCTAAAAACGCCATCAGATTTTGTTCGTGGAGACACTGCTTCAGTCAGATGTTTTAATAATTCATCTCTTCTAATTTTCATTGGGTAACCCGCTGCTTACTAATATTGATAATAGTTTATAAACAACGAGTTCCTTAATATTTATTCAATAACTTCAAAGCTATTCATAACAACTGCCGCACTACTTTCTTGAGTACCTATCATTATATCAATTGGAGCTTGTCCAACTATTTCGATTTTACCATATGCTTTGATTGCAACTATATTACCATCAAGTCTTTCAAGAACCCTAATTTCAACATCAAAATCACAATTAAACTGTGACATATATTTAAAAAAACGAGATGGAAATATTCGAAATGGGTCTTCCCCTGGAACTCCTTTAGTGGTATAATCATCAAATACTCTAACCTTTAATGGGTCAATTTTTTTAGTAACCTGCTCATTTTGAAGTCCTCTCATGAATAAATGAATTTCACCAGAGTCAACCATTAAAGTAAATAAATCGGCACCACCAACTAATCTAATATCCTCTTCCAATCTATTAACGTCATCCTTATCTAGATAAAATTGAGACACTAACTTAAGGACATCACTACCGCGTTCTGAAATAATATTCCTATCATATCTGGGGATAAATATAGTTGGTGTAGCAACAACCATGCGATAAGTTGCATACAAACCCTTTATCACTAACGATTCATAATCTTTACCTTTTGTACTACGCTCTACAGAACAATTAATAGATGTTTTACCCTCCGGGTAATTAACCGCGTCTAGGTATTTTAAAAATACATCCAAATTAGTTATTCCAAGCTCTTCAGAATTAATGTTAGCGTGGGTTGAATCAGCTTTTATATGAATAATTACATTCATATCCATAAGTGATATCTTACTCAATCCCTTATCTTGAAATAGTAAAATATGATTTCTCTGACAAATTTTAAGAATTCTTGATATTTTTTTTAAAACATCGATATAGGGTTTTGAAAATATTATTGAATAAGCCATGATGTGTCCGAGATTAGATGTTAAATTAAAATATAGAATTATTTGGAATAAATATGAAATAAAAAAGGCTGATAACAGCCTTTAATCAATAACCAACATGAGTATTTTTAAACCGCTCCATAACATCTAACCCTTGGTTAAATGCCTTTAAATGCGCATCGTCATCGCCATAATCTTGATAGTTATTACCCAATGCATTGACTTCCTCTCCAGTGGTACTATCTTCAATTAAATTAGCTTTATCAAAAACATTGTTAAATGAACTTATTCTCATAATAATCTGCCTCATAAAAAGTGTATAAATGTGAATATAGTTTATATAACACCGAAGTGTCAAATACTTTTACACAATTATTAACGATTCATGTTGTTAGCGTAAACCAACACTTGATTCCCTAGCGATTCGATAAACGAATCGTTATCCCCGAAGGGTACTTCATCGTTGTTGTTTAGCGAAGCGATTGCTCGCTTCGCCAGTGACACCAACTCCATAGGCATAACCCCAGAGGCTCTGGGTATTAAAATTCTAAGTGCATATGCAAGTATATTAATGGAAGCATTATAGTCTCTTGACATACAAGAACCACATACATGACAAATATATTCTCGGTCACCGAGGCCTATTTTGTCTTTTACTGTTTCGCATTCACAACAAGTTTTTGTCGAAGCAAAATATTTGTCGATTTTAATGAGAATACTGTTATATTTTTTGGATTTGTATTCAAGCATACGCTTGAACTCACCCCAACTTGCATCTGCAATATGTAAAGCCAACTTGTGGTTTTTAAGCATCTGCTTTACATCTAAGTCTTCAATTGCAATCAATTTGTTATTTTTAACATAATCGGTTGACAATTTATGCAGAAAGTCTTTGCGTATATTTGCTATCCTAGCATGACATTTTGCAACTTTCTTTCTGGTTTTTTGTCGGTTCTTTGAACCACGTTTCTTTTTAGATAAGCATCTTTGTAACTTAGCTAATTTATCTTTATATTTTTTAAGAGGTTTTGGCGATTTAGTTGAATTTCCATTGCTGTCCACAGCAAAATCATTCAATCCTACATCAATACCAACGATATTGATTAATGATTCTTTTTGTATTAGTGAATCATCAATTTCATAATTAACTGATACATACCACTTATCAGCATGAGCCGAAACGGTGCATGACATAATCTTAATGTCTCTAACTTTATGTTTAAGTCGTTCATCCATACGGACTTTACTGACAAACGGCAACTTAATATATAAGTCATCTATACTTGCTTTGTCATTGCTAATGTAAAACGAATCTTTACACCTCCCTTTCTTTTTCATTTTAGGGAACTTAGATTGTTTTTTAAAATAACGATTTAATCCATTATACAAATCCGTGAATGGTTGTTGATTAGCGTCTTTTGGAGCTTCATAAACCCATTCGGGTTTTGTTGCATTCCATAACTTCTTTAAATCATTACGAGTGACTTTCGTCACTCCTAGTGATTTCTGACGCTTCCACTCACACAAAGCCCAATTATATGTATAACGAGCAATTCCGCAAGCCTTACGAAACACCTCGATTTGCTCCTTATCAGGAGCAATACATATCTTTTGACCTATTATCATAACTTAAATATACATAGCTTTGAACATATCTACACACTTTTATTCACTTAATCAATACCTATGGAGAACTCCTTTTTATAAGTTTATATCACCTAAATGAAGCTGGTAATACATCTTGCCATTTAGAAGTGAAGACGGATTGGTCATTTTCAAATTCAGATTGACCTCTATGATTGGTCATGTTATCAAATTGCATTGCATTTGTTTTTACTTGCGCTACCATAAGTTTTCTTGTCATACATTCCATCGATATATGTGCCATATAATGATAAAAACCTTTTTTAGAGTGTTGCGCCATATATGTAAAATCAATATCCATAAAAGTATCGCCACGGACCGCTATAAAAGGCCCATGTGCAATAAGTATTCTCCATCGAGGAGATTCTTTAAATTGACTACCTATTATAAAATCCCAATCAGTACTATTCATACTTCCTTGAGTATAGCAACCCCTAAGATTAACCTGGTCTTTTTCAGAAATATCAAACCATCGACCATTTAATCGAATACTTTCAAATCCATAAGATGCAGCTGCATGAGTAGTTGGCTTTAATTCTTCAAGCCTTGTAATTAAATTTCGGTCAGTTATCATTGATGTATCATTACTTATAATAATCCATTTTGGATAACTAAGCCCCTCACGACCTTCGCGAAGTTTTTCCTGCACATCAATCAAATGTTCAAATGCATTTTTCTTACTGGGTTTATTGTATGCCGGAATTCCCATTAGAATACGTGGACATAAATCAGCGCCATCTTTATAAGCTTCACTTCTGTGATGATTAAGTATAAAATGCACGGCTCTATCAGCAGATGGTTCTGCTAAGAAATTATGAGACCTATTTGGAAATTTACTTTGCTTCCCACGCCTAATACCCAGTTCTTTTTTAGATTCATTAAGTTCTTTTCTATTTTTAGAAGCTCTTTCCATTAAATCACTTTGCTTGGCATTTTTCACATCATTAGTATGATTAATTATTTCATCTAATGCATCTCCAATAACACCATCGCCTTCAAAAAAATCATCTTCAATAATTTCTTTTTTATTTGCAAATAAATTCATATACCCTCCTTTTTTTAGTTGTCTTTAGGTATAAAGGCTGCGTAACCTTCATTATTATAAAATCTAAACAAATCATGAGTTTCAAGAAAACATTTTCCCATTTCATTAATTGGGTTTAATCTCATAAGATTAGATGGACATGGACCATCAAATATACCATACTCATAAACTCTTAAATCATCAATAATTATACAGTCTGATTTACCTTGTCTCAATCTTTGTATTAAAGGTATTTCTAGCTCCAAAGGCCAATTCAATTCTTCTGGATTTGCATCAATGTCAATTGATACATAAAGGTTTCCATCATTATCAGCATGATAACATCCCGGAAAGTGAGCATCTAAAAAAAATAAAATATTACCATCTAGTTTACATATTTCAGTTAAAAATGAAATCGAATCTTGATTTATAATTTTTACATTTGAATTAGATTCAAATCGTTTGACACAATTATCATATGTTTGTTTATGGATTTCAACTGAATAAACTTCTTTGAAATATGGTTGTTCCACTCCCCACGCAACACTATCACCAAATCCAGTTCCAGTTTCAACCATATATTGAATATTGTGTTTTTTACACAAATCATCAACATTTAAATTATTAAAAAATCCAGCAATAGTTCCCATATTTCATCCTAGTAATAAATTTACTTCTTTTGGTTTGCGTTTTTTATGCATTTCATCAAAAATTTTTTTGACTTTTTCTTTGCGCATCTTTTCTCGGTCGCCATACATCATAGTAACCAATATACCACCATCTGATTCTTTAATATATTTTTTTAAACAGTCAATTTGTAAAAAACCATCCGCATCAACTATAAAATCATTTCCAAATCTTACAATATCATTAATATCATTAAGAGTTCGAAGTGAGCCATCTGGCTTGAATTTAAATTCTGGATTTACCTTAACTCCAGACCAGTCGAACCATTTAAATCCCATTTTAATAGTTTTAATCATTTCATCCTTACCAGCATCGTCATTATCCCAAATGAAAACTCCATTATGAACATTTTGCATTATTTGTGGAAATTGTTTTAAAAATTGCATAAGATGTTTGGTGCCGCCAAACGCTACTGAATTTTTTATGAAACAACTATTTATAGAGCCTTCTAGTAGATAAAATGGTTTAGATGTATCAAGCCAATCGATATTATACATTTGCCTTTCAGCACCCTCTAGATTCCTATATCGCAAGAAAGCGCTATCACTCAATGCGCGAGCATCAAATTGAATCCATGTGCCTCCATAGCGATAATACGGGATTATAAGCCTATCACCATATTCATTTCCAAGAGGGAATCCTTTGTCATTAAGTATGAAGCTCCCATCCGAATTTCTATCATGGAATTTAGTATCGCGAATACATACAAACCATTTTTCATAAATGGATTCTGGTATCTTCCTTGAAATACAATAATCAAGCGCTATTTTCGCAGTTGGATGAGTGTCATATACATTAACCAATTCACCTTTTTTAAAACAATAAGAATCACTTGCTTTATATGATTTTTCAGCGTCAGTTCTAGTATCAGTAGCTTTCTTCTGAGATTTTCTACCTTTCAAACCATTAAAGCATAATTTTCTATGAGCATCTGGATGAAATTTTTTTAAAAAAGAAATGAATGACATATACCCGCATTCATTTAAACACACATAAGTCCATCTACCTGCCTCATGCAAAACGTAACCACGTTTTAAGTTTGAGTTTTTTTTAGAATCACCGCAAATAGGGCATCTAAAATTATAAGGCTTGGTACCAGTACCACCTTCGAGTCCTTGACCGCCCAGCGTATCTGAAACAGCTTCATGAAATACATAATCAGGAATTTCTTCAAAATCATTATTTGACATTTATAGTTTCTTTCATTTTCTTATATTTATTCAATTCTTTTATAGCATCATTTTTAATTTGATTTGCTGATAATTCAGCATCTCTTAAATATACGAAGGTATTCATGTATGAGGTTATATTTGAGTCACTATTTTTTAAATAATTTTTAATATAAAAATCTCTGCCATACCTACGAGATTTAGTGATAGATTCAGTTAACAGCATAGTAGAATTTAGTTTTCTGTAAAATTCAGATTCTTTAGTTGATACATTTAACTCTAATTTCAACACATCAATATATTCCATGATAACCTCTAAAATAAAAAGGAAGGTGTTACCCTTCCTCTTTATTGTTTATAATCTAGAATGGCAACTCATCATCGCCGTCATCGCTTGTTAATAAATCATTTGATGAATATTGTTTAGGTTCTTCATCATCTTCAATTGCCACATTTAGCAAAGGATTTGGTGCTTTTACTTTTTTTACAAGGTCAGCAGCATTTCCTTTTACCGCAGGTGTAGCCATAACAGCTTCAGTCTGAAATCCACCTACATACATAGGAGTTGGAGCGCCAAAATTTTGATTTGAAGTTTGAGTTTTCTCATCTAATTTGGCCATGAAATCATTAAACAATTTTGATAATTCTTCAGGACTTTGTACATTCTGAATGAATTCACTTAAGTCGTGACATTGTTCAAGAATTGCCATAATTTCATCTTCAGAAGGCGCAAGGTCTGTCAACCCCTCTTCATCCCAATAAGAGCCATCATATGATGCAATACCATTAGATGGATTTTCAGTCACGATAGTATAAAAATCACGACCATTATAAGGAGCATAAGGAGCGAAGCGCTCTTTTTTCTTTTTAAAACCTTTTACCGCATCATCTAAAACATCTGGGCGAATTGGGTCTAATAAACGAGTATTCATTTTATCAGTATGTTCCCAAAGTCTCACCGTACCGCTATTTTCTGGTTGAATCAAATCATTGCGAATTAAAAAATTACCAACGTGAGAAATTACATTTCTACGAGCATATGCTTTATCCTTCAATTCTTTAACTTGAGTATTATACATAAGCCAGTTTGCATCACAAATAGGGCATTTTTCATTTTTTCCAAGAGATTTACGACATTTAACGGTCAATGACATAAAAATTGGAGAACCATCAGGCTTAGTTCCTACACGCTCTTTAATATAATGAGTATGTTGCTCCAAAGTTGGTGATAGTTTGTTTTCGAGGCCTGCTAAACCTCTAGGTAGCATGCGTACACATGCTTGATATTCTTTACGCTCTTTTGTTAGTGTAGGCTTCCAAAAGCGCTCATCTTTCTTACGGGTATTACCAGAAGTCACTTGAGGCTTAGTACTTTCATACGCATCATCAATCGATACGTTCAATAGGCTATTTAAATTTGTTTTCATATTGTTTCCTTTAACCTTCTACAAAGGTTCATAACTTAATATAAGTCATCACTACTTAAGGTAACAATATTTAATACGATTTGATAAGCTTTTTTTCATCTTTTTTTGACTCAATCGCCAGCACTTTACTTTGCTCAACAACCATATCTAAGTCTATGCTTGTATTGTAGTTAGAATCATCGTGATAAGATTTCATCAACTGTATTGAATAATCTTTTATCTCTTCATTTGATTTAGATACTAATTTTTTAGCAGAGCTTTCAACTAGTAACATATCTATAAATTTCTTATCTTGATTTTGATTAAGTTTAGGTGCTTCGCAAATATTTTCAATATCAACTTCAACATCAAAGGCTGGTATATTGGCTTTAATTTTTTCAAATAATATAGCGTTTGAATCTTTTTCGTTTGGCTTATCCGATATACTTGACCCCAAATCAGTTTGTGATACGTTATATTCGGGGGCCGAAGTAACATGCTTTCCGATGAATGGGTTATTACTTTGATGTATTGCAAGCCAACTATCAAACTCTTTTGTCTTAACTGGAAGATTATTAATTGAGCCACCTGTACTTTGAACTATATCAGGCATACTATCTTTTAAATCAGTCTCTAAATTAATGTTAAATTGCTTTACTTTTATATATTCTTCTCGTTTATCAATTACAACTTTTCTCATTTAAATACCCTCATCTATATCATCATCATCATCAATTAAAACAATATCAGAATCGGATTTTTCAAATTCAAGCTGCTCATCATCGATATCTTTGGGTTTTATATGTGATTTTCGAGTAATTAATTTAACATTATATTCATCTTGCATTTCTTGTTTGATAAGAGCTTTATTTCTACGGTCCAATACATTTTTCACAAGCCAATCCATATCAAAAAATTGAGTTAGTGATAAAATTATGTGAAACATTTTAATGTCATTTGGTGTATGTGAGTCATAAACCTGTCTGAGTGCAAAATTAAATTTCTCAGCGTTTTTTTTGAACTTATGTTCTGGTATTGTCAATGTAAATGAATCATCATCAGAACTTCTCTTTGTTAAGAGAATTCTGTTGATGTCATTTGCATAATTATTTTTGAAAGCCATTTATTACACCTATGAGAATACATTAATTGGAGATTGATGTATGTCTTGATTTTCCTTACTTTCTAATATATTTTGTTTTACATTAGGTTTAGAATAGTTTGATGTATTACTTGCTTTCTTAGATTCTTTATCTCTTTTTATATCTTCATTTCGCTTTGCTTTTGGTTTACTATCACCATTAAATCCCTCTATTGTAGTAGTTTGATTCGCCTGGGAATCACTATATTGCTTTACTTTTTCTGGTGATGCTGAGCGAACGCGCATATGAGGATAATCACATTGACTCAAAAACATAACCATATTAGGTCCAAAGCGATTTTTAAGGATTGTGTGTAAGAATAAATAATTCTGTTTTAATATAGTATCTGATGTAATTGTAACCATAATATCAGCAGTATCATTAAGGCCAGCACTACCAGCGGTATTTTTCATAGATGAGTTGGTGTTATCATACCCGTCACGATTTAATTGAGATGCAGTCAGTACGGCAATTTCATGGTATCTAGCTAAATCTCGCAACTGCTCAGCAACTTCTTTACCCATAGTATATAGATTACCATCAGTATATGAATTAACACGCTTTGCCGGTTTCATAATTCCAAGATAATCCACTACCAATAAGTCAATTGAAATACCTTTAGTTCTTTTTATTTCTTGTAATAATGATTCAATTTCAACAACTGTAGTGGTTGATGGTAATGATTTAACGAAAAGATTCCCACAATCAGAAGCACCCTCTTCAGTTCTAGAGCTAATAAGTTCTTTAACATAGGCTGGGTCTGAACCTCTAATTTTATTCAACGGAATATTAGTGATATTAACCGCTAATCTTTCCCAAATTAACTCCTCTGCCATTTCCATAGTTACATATAGTACGTTATATCCCATTTGATACGCGTATGCAGCTTCATTACATAATAAAATTGATTTACCAACATTCGGCATACCTAAAAATACCGACAAACACTTACGATACCAACCACCACCTTTATCAGTCCCAGAGGACGTATATCCCCTTATTTCATCAATACCCGATGGAATGGCTACCAGAGTTTCATTAAGCCTCTGTAGGGCATCCGGTGTGTCTTCTACGCAATCTAAACCAATGTCAATAAACAAATTAAATTTTACAGAATCCTCTAAATCTTTTACAAGCGATTCTATATTGGTAAAATCACCCTCATAAATAGAAGATGCTGCTTCAGTCAAAATATGTCTGACTCGTTTTTGCTTAAAGAAATTAGTTATAAGGTCAACTGATGCCTCTCGATGAATATCATCAAGATTTGCCTTACAAATTTTCAATATTTGCGTTCGTTCCTGTGACGATGGTAGTGTAGATACTAAAGTCTGAGCAGTAGGAAACATATTATATTTTGAATGATATTTCTTTATAATTCTAACAATACTCTTATTTACTTCATCATCAAACAAATTTTGATTTAGATATGGTAATACTCTATTTTGAACTATTGAATCTTCAAAAATCCTTCTTATAACAACTTCTTCAGGGGTAATATCTTCAATTTTAATTGGGTTAGCCATGGATTTTCTCCTAAACTTAATATAACAACAACCAAAAAAGAGTAGCAATAATGCTACTCTTATTTTTATTTTATTTCATAATGTAAATGGATTAATTAATTAATCAACATATGCATCTTCATCTAAATCAACAGGAGTTTTCACATATGAACGTGCTCTGTCGGCTGCTGTTTCCGCATCTACAAGTAAATCATCATCAACATCCAAATCTTCTTCCTCATCCAAATCATCATAACTGAAATCAATAGGGCGTTTAAGTTTGAATTTGAGTTTCACATGCTCATTAACTTCTTCAAAAATTGTACCAATAGTAGATTGTTTGTGCAATTCAGTTTCTTTACATACAATCCATTTATCTGGAGTTATTTTAGGGTCTTTAATCACATAAAAAGTAGAATTACCAGCTTTTTCAGGGCCTACAACACCTTTTTTATCAAATTTTGACGCTACATATTTTTCAATAAGATTTGCTTCAGTAGCAAATATATGAACACCATACCATTTATTAAATCCCTTATCCCAATTCATATAGAAGCATGCTTCAAGGCCTTCGCGAGATAAGCGAGATTTGGTATTTTTTGCAGTGATAATAGTTCCTTTACGAACTTCACCCTCTTTATATTGTTTTTTATTTAGATAAAGAATTACTGAACATGCGTAAAGAGCACCTTTACCACCAGCTACTTTAGTTGGAGAGCCATAACCACCTACATTTGCATAAACGTGATTGGTAACTAACATTGGGATATCCATATCGCCAAGTCTTTTAGTAACAGCTTTGTAAAATGATTTCAACTCTTGTTGAAGTGTCATATCTTTAACTACCACACCTTTATCAAGGTCTGCGCGAGCTTTACCACTATCTAACATACCTTGAGAATCAATTACAAAAGCAACTTTATGCTTATTAACCATTGAACGGCCCATTGATTCTGTTACTTTATTCAAAATAGTATTCATTTGGCCTTTTAAATCACCAACCATATCAATATCCATAATTTTATATTGACCAGGATTGCATCCAAATCCAATCAACTGCTCATCCGTGACAGAGTTTTCTGTATCAATATAATAAATGAAATAACCCATATCAGTCAATGGCTTACAAAACCCAAAGCAAGCAAAAAACGTTTTACCAACCGCTTCTTCACCAGCTAACATTGTGATGCGATTTCCAGGGAAACCTTTTGTCATATCACCAGAAATAATGGCATTGAATGAGTATGCACCTGTATCGATGTACGTATTTATTTCTTTTTCTTTGCCACTATCGGCTCTTTTATTACCAGTTTTCATATCATTAAAAAATGAAAACTTCTCGGTTAAATCTTCGTCTTCTATTTTTGCTTTCGTATTAACTTTTCGTACCATGACGTATACCTCTGTTTACATTATAAAATGTACGTCATGAAATAAAGAAAAACCAATTTATTTTAAAAGATTTATTCCACCGGCAATTGTATCCAACGGAGTGGATTCATCTAATAAAATGACGCTCACAAAAATTCTATACTGCTTAACAGATGTTATGAAAAATGGAAATCTTTGATTTAAGATAGATAATGGCTTCAATGTAAATACTAAATATGGAGTTGGATGCAATATAGTTGCTGATGATGGTATTAATTCAGCGGATGATTTAAAATCAATTGACAATACATTTCCTTCAACTCCAGATACTTTTACAACTGATTGCACCTGCTCATCCGGAATATTTAAAACATAATTTGATTTATCAATATCATCAGCCATATTATTCATAACCATTGATGGCTGTTTTATCATTCTTAGATATAAATTTAAATCAACATAACCAGTCAGCTTATTTCTGTTACCGCCCATCAAATGAAGCATGTCATGAAATTTTCTAGCTATAGGTAAAACCATGCGACCATTATCAATTCTCATTTTTTGAACAAACTCATCAGACTTATTAATCATATTGTCATTTAGAAAATTACCAACTGATATTTTTTTTCCGTTATTGCTATTTAAATGACGAGCATCGCGACTATTAAATGGACTAGATAATGGTGTTTTTCCAAAATTAATAATTGATGGAGCGCCAAAATGATTTAAACCATTGACAAGAGAGTTTGTATTACTTCTATAAACCGGAAAACTATATGAATCATTTAAAATAAAAATAACTTTATCTTTTGCTAATATTATTGTCGCAGGTAATGTAACATTTCCACCTTTTGGAAAATGATTGCCGTTATTCTGTACTTGTACATATTTAAATGGCGCTCCATTTTTTCCAATTAATCCAAAATAATCCAAAACCGATTTAAGCGCTGAGCTTCTATCCGAAACATAAGTATAATAATTACTATCGATTTGCTGTATTATCATAATGAACCTCCGTTATTAAAATTTTTCAAAGACAATCCCACCTTTTTTACAGTACCTGTTGGCATTCCTATAGCTAATACAATTCGCAAATCATTATAATCGCCATCCCAAAATACAAAACTTTGAGGTATTAAAATTGAAACACGAGATTCATAACGGGCAACTGCGTCTTTAATTTCCTTCAATATATCAAATTCTATTCCATCAGGATTAGATACAAGATTAAATAAACGATTCCTAAGAGTGGTTCCAAATTTAGGATTAAATATTCTCTCACCAACTCCAGTCAATACAATTGATATTACATTTTGGACCATACTATTTTCATCAACAATTGGCGTAAAATAACTATATGAATAGTCAATATTATATATCGGACTTGTCATTACTTCCGGATGAAAAACACTAAATGTTTCAGCTGTTGTTGACCTTCTTTTATTCAAAGTATATTCTATTTGCAATGTATCAAAAGATATATCATCGTATATCACAACGAATTCATCAGCTGGATTAGTATTTGCAGAACCACAACCTTCAAAAGTTTCCACTGTGATGACACCTGTACTTGCTCCAACTGGAATAATTACATCTAATGATGAAATGGTTCCAGATATAATTTCAGCAATAATACCACTAAACGTAACAACATTTTTTGTATAATCAGCATTGAAAACACCAGCAGTAGCATTGATTGATATTAAATCACCAACTCTGCCTGTATTAGGAATTGATTCTATTTGAAGTTCACATCCAGAAACAACCCTAACTGTCCTTGATATTAAATTAGATAAGCCACAATCATCAGTAACTGAATAATTAATAACATAATTTCCTATAACAGATGTGTTTACACCTGAAATCCCAGTTGTAACTATCCTACTTGTTAAATCAACAAAATTATCACTAGCTGTAGCACCTAAATCAATATATGGACCTGAGAATTGAACCACTGAAACAACTTGAAGCCCATTAATACTTATAGTAGGTGGTATATTATCAACTCTAAATGGGAATGTATTACTAATAAAATCACGACCATTTATAGATTCTTTAACAGCTATAAGATAAATACCATCAGCTGGCGCTAATACAGATAATTTAAATCCAGTATTACTGATTGTTGATTTAATTATTTCATATGTAGGAAAATTTTCAGGATTAAACCCTAAATTAACACCCTTAACAGCTACAATAGAGCCTGTTTGACCGCATTTTGGTAATATATCAGTTAATACTGGTGGCGTTATATCAGCTGAATTATCATCTAAATCCCTGGCATAAATTTTCATATATCCAGCACCTAAACTATTGACAGACAAAATAAAAACAACTCCATCAGAAACTGAATTAATAGATGTTATAGTACCATAAGGAATATTAGGAATAACGCTTTCAACATATATACCAAATCCAGAATTACTAGAAGCCACAATTGCCGGCACATTATTATCAAACACTTTAACGGTTAAAATAAATTTAGTTGGTGATAATATTTGATAATTAATTATAGATATAGTTGGTATAATTGATGATACAACAAGTTGCACGACAAAGCCTAAATTACCAGCCATATCAGCGCATGCAACAATTAAATTACCTGCTGATGTTGATGTTATATTAATTTCTATGACAGTACCATCACCATACACATCAATAGGAGCTCCATTTATAATAGCATTAGTGACTGTTAATCGACTTAAATCAACTCCGGATGGGTCAGATATGGTAACATTTACGGTATCACCAGGAGATGATACGAATGGCAAATTAATGAAAGGAGCGAAATCATCTATTGGAATTAATAGTATATTAGAATAAGATGCTGACGAAATACCATCTTTCTCAACATGAGTGGTGAAATACTTATTATATGCTTTAATAATTCCAGGAGTTCCAACTGGAGGAGTTAGGTCAACTGTAGCTCCATTAATCGTTTCTGATAATGTAACTATAGTTGATGCTCCACTATAAGAAACGGTTTTCACATAATAAATTCTACCCACTTCTAATGGCTGAATTCCATTGCCATTAATATTAAAGACAATAGCCAATCCAACCTGGATGTTAATTGAATTCAATAATTCAATTGTATTTAAAGTATAATCAACATCACCTAAAATCCATTCATTACTTAATGCTGATGGAATCGCAATTCCAAACTGATTTAAGTTAGTATCAATATCGTTAATTGAGTTATTAATCCCTCCGTAAATCAACCCACCATCATTCGCATCTCCCATTATCAATCGAAAGCTAGATGCAAATGATTCTACATTGAATCCGCGATTAAATAAAACATCTCCTTGGCGAAAAATAGCTGGGAATATTTCATAATTTAATGAAGGTGTTAATTTTAAATATTGAGTGATGATAGGGGGTGTAATTACCGCGCTAGAATTTCCAGCCGCGTCTTTTACTTGTATTTGATAATATCCATCACCAATGCCTGATAATGCGAAATCAAAATCAATCGTTGTAATAGCAATTGGAGTGATATTACTCACAGGAACTGTGATTAACGAATTACTTTTTTTAACCATAAAATTAGATGGATTGGTAGACATAGAAACATTATCAGCAGCTCTGGCTTGACATGATACAGTTTCACTTCTAATAATCACCCCGGTAGTCTCTACTAAGACTGCGATATTCCCTAATTGATTATATGAAAAGGTTGTAGGGTTAATTACAGTAACGGCAGTTGAAAAGTCATTATAATTTATTGTTCCAGTTATCTGAATAATTTCCGAATTACTCAAATGATGCGCTGAAGCAGTTTGTACAGTTATGAGCCCAGAACCATTACCAATAATATTAAACACATCTACAGAATTCGAAGCATTAATTAGAGTAACGATTGGAGGTGTAACATCAGGAGGCGCAGAACTACCAACTACCACAACAAAAGGCCATTCTTCAACTGATGGACTAGTATTTGCACTCGATGTAACCCAATATGTATCTGCAAAATCAGTATCGGAATTTTTAACCATAGCAACATCAGGAACCATTAAATCATTTAACCAAGACCCAATACTATTACTTACATCAAATTTCATATATGTGTTAAGCGATTGATTGCTAAAACTTGAATTTGTTGTTTGTGAAGATATTGAATTTGATGTTATGTATGGATTAATTGAATTCCAAGTATCATTAACATTCCATAAATCACTACTCATTTGATATAGTTTAAATATTGAATTACCACTATACATGCTCCAATTCTGAATATTCATTTCAGCATAAAATGGAGCTGATGCCGTAGGTATTCCTATTGCATTTACAGGAAATCTAAATACACCTTTTTTCACATAGGTGGCTCCTAGTGTATAATTTTGTATGGGTATAACTGATGAGGTTGCGTAATTGATAACATCTGGAACGCCATTAGTAGCTGTAATTGCAGTATCTTTATTCGCATAAACTAACCAGGTATAATCAATGTGATTATCTAGATTTGGATTAGGATTGACATACACAGAATTATTATAATTATAAGCAATTGCTGAGCTAGGAGCTTGTCCGTTAAGTACAACCCAATATTCAATCACTGCTGAAAAATTATTTGGTATAGGAGTGTATGCTTTTATACTAACGGTAAATGTATTAGCATTAATAATTGCAGTTGTTCTAAAATTGCTATTATAATCTTGAGCTATAAACGATACCTTTAAATTAACAGCGTCTCCTAAATTTAATCCATGAGGAGTGCTTGTTTGTATCGTAAGTGTATTGCCAATTAATGATAAATTAGATACACCCTTAGTCCAGATTTTATGTTCCAATAAATAGTTTAGTGGGCTTTGTATGAATGTAGGTGATGAAATGTATGAGTAGCTATTTTCAGTATCATAATAGTTATTATATTTATCAGCACCATAAACACCTTGAAGTACAAATGATGCATCATTAGCATTAGGTTGTAATGGATTTATAGCATCAGTTGGGTTAGCTGATTTAAAATAAAATGAAACTTCGCTACAAAATTTATTATTAGTTACCCTAGGTGGATAAATGTCATTTTTCCAGTTTTGATACGATTCGGTAACATCTACAATGCCTCCATCCCAATTTAATGTCGTCATTGATGTGTTGAAAAATCCACCAACAGAAGAGTCTGTTGGTAATGCAAAGTGATGATACCAAAAGGAACGTACTCTTAAATCAGACCATAGATATGAATCAATGCCAGTTAAAACGAAACGAAATTCCCCGTTATATTTAGTAAGCATACTCGGTGTAGATGGATTATAGTCAACTCCATTTTGACGAACGAATAATTTTAGTCCCATTAGATAGCCACAGTTTTATGTTTAGTTTATATGCTTACCAAGGAAACAAAGGTTGTGATACAGCGCGTTTTACATCTAAAGGTAGTTGTGTGTATTTAGATGTGATATTTCTAAATGTTTCTGAACAATGCGAAGCCTGGTCTCTCCATTTTCCATTATTTATTAATGTTACAATAGCACCAGCCATATCTTCATATGGAACTTCTATTATAGATTTTTCCATATAACTTTTTGGACTCACCTCACTAACAACACATCGACCATTTATTACTGGGTAAAACATTCTTACTTGCTCTTGTCTATGATGATTAGCAAAATGAACATTACAAATTATCTTAGCTCTTTTGATATAACCATCCAATTCATCACCAAATACGCCACAAAGGTCAATTACTTTGCCATGACCTCTCATTGCACTTTGAACTGCCGAAAGAAGTCTAGCGCGCTTTTCATGAAGCATTCCATAAAAAAGTAAATCTATATCTAAATCATCATTAGACATTTCATTTACCGTAGGCATTTTCTTCAAAGAATTAGTAAAAATAATTGGGTGTAATTTAACGGATACACCAAAATTACCCCTTAACCAATTAACATTATCCTCATCATAATCCCATATCTCATCAGCTTCTCTTAAGAGATTACTAATTTTACTTTGAGCCCATGGGGTTCCATTATAGAATTGTTCAAGTTGAAATATGATTATTTTACAATTAGGCTTTGCATCCCTAATTGATTTAAATGTTTTCAATAAATGATACCCTAATACAAAAACAGTATTTTCATGATTTGGGTCATCTTTATACAACTCATACAACATAGACTCAACATGACTAAAAACATCATTAACTTTAACTACATCCATTATTAATACCTCGAAACCTCATAATAACCATCATTTTCATAATAATCTAATTTATTGGATTTTGCTTTACTTTTCCAATGTAAATAATCAATATCATCATCTGTTGGATGAAAGAATTCTATCTCGTCCACATACCCCATTACAAGGCCGCGTATAAAGCAATCTGTAGCATATGTAGTGTCATCATCACCAAAAATTTTATTAGCCTTATAACCACCTATATTGGCCCATACAGCGAATGGTGTAATCATAACACCACCAGCAATACCAATATTCCCTGGTGTACACACAACTGAAAATTTTTCGATAACTACTTTTTTACAGTCAGATATTTTATGAAATGAATTGTTAATTTGATTTGAACACAATGCGCCAATTTTCATGTCCGCGTGTGTAAAAATATTAATGAAATTTTTAAGCCAACCCCCATCAATCATTTCCATATCCGAATCAATACTCACAAGATAATCAAAGTCATTTAGAGTTCTTGCCATATGATTGACAATTTTACCTTTACCAATATTTTCACCAGGGTCAAATACATTTACATCCGCAAACACCGTTCCTTTAACTTCTGAAATATATGATTCTAAAAAATCTTTAATAAAGCTTTGGCGAGCTCCATTTAATCCTAAATTCAATGTGACATGTAAATCTTTAGTATCAGTATATTTCAAAGATGTTAAACAATGTTTAACCAACTCATCTCGATAATAAATAGGAACGAAGATGCTTATTTTAAACATCTTCCTGACCTAATGCTCGTTTATCTCTTAGCATTTTAGTATGTATTTCGCGGTCAAAATACATGCTTTGAAATGGATTCTCATCAATCGCTGCATTTGGTTCATCATTATTAATAGATGATTCAACCTGTACTGCAAATAACTCAATTCTATATTCTAGGAATTTCATAGCTGCATCCATAATAATATCATCATCAATTATCATATTAGTCAATACAATTTTATCATCTTCATAAAGATTTTTAACAGCCTGTAATGGAGCGTCATATCTAAGTGAGAACACCTCATAACAATTTCCCATGTAATCTGTTATAGGCCCAATATGTTCAAGCTCATTAATATCACCAAACATAGTGCGTAGAAATAAATTTCCATCGGGAATAAAATCTCCACTTACAACCTGCAATTCATCGTCAAGATTTAATATGAGGCTAAATGGTGCCCATAAAAATATCGCACAATTTTCAAATACTTGCACATAGAATACCTCTGTATATATTTTATAGTCATGATAACTTGAGAATATAAAGGTATGCAACCCCAAACCTTGACCATCGGCAGCATTAGTAATATCATTAAATTCTTCTTTAAATTCTTCTCTCAAAAGGTCTAAATCATCTTGCCAAAGTGCTGTTATGCCGTGGTCAATCATTTTAAATTACCTTTTTAAAAGAATCAATCGTATTGTGAAGTAAGACATTATTTTTATTTTGCTCATGGTCATATAAGCTAATATAGCTGCGCATTGCGTCAGTCACCTCAACGGGAAAGTCATCGTATACAACTTTATAATTAGAGTCATTACATTTAAATTGATAAGTTTCTTGATTGATAGATACTTCATACTTAGTAGCTTCATCTGATTTAATATCAATACTCTCAAGAAATGCATCAACTGCAAATCTAAGTTTCAGAGTGCATGGCAATCTGCGAGTGTACATGCTGAGATAGTATCTATCTTCTAGGGATAATTGAATTGACATAGCAAATCCTTTAGTTAAACTTTTATTTCGTATTATTAAAATATTTTATTCAATATCAAATTCAAATTCTTTCTCTAAAATTTTCAACTCTTCATAATGTTTTTTTTGTTCATAAGTCAATCCAGTAGGTATCTGACACTGAATTTCAACAAATAAAGCGCCACCATTGATACCTTTATCTTTTATTTTAAACTTACTATTAGGCTGAGTGCCTTCAGGTACTTTAAATTCTACCGTATCAAATAGTGTGTTAATTTTTTTATTGACACCCAATATCAAATCAATAGAGGATAACGCGGTAGAGCAAAAAAGATTCTTACCATCTCGTTTAAAAATCTTATGAGGAATCTGTCGAATTTTTATATACAAATCACCAGAACGACCGCCTTTTGGGCCACAATTCCCCATACCAGACACTCGTAATGATTCTCCATCATGAAATCCAATAGGAACTGCTATTTTAATATTTTTTTCTTCTTTAATCAAACCTGTTGAATTGCAAGACATACATGGCGAATCAACCTCAACACCAGAACCCCAACAATTTGGACATGATTCAGTGGTTATTGCATTGGCAAACATAGATACTTTTTGAACTTTCCTAACAACACCATGACCATTACACAAAGAACATGTTTTAGTGGTTTTAGCTCCAACACCATCACATACAGAACAACCACCCATTCTAGAAATTTTAACAACCTTTTCAGAGCCAATCGCTATTTCTTCTAGAGTCACATTAATTTCTTCAATAATATCACTTCCCTTTGGTGGCTCCGGACGAGCAGCTTTAGAAAATCCAGAGGCAGCTTCGGATGTTCCAAACGCATGTCCCCATCTATTAAAATCCATACCCCACGCCATTTTAGAATCATAAGCGCTTCGCTTACCAGAATCACCCACATTTTCATATGCTTCAGAAATCTCTTTAAATTTTTCTTCAGCTTCTGCATTATCTTGATTTTTATCAGGATGGAATTGAAATGCTAATTTTTTATAAGCTTTTTTAATTTCATCTTGTGTTGATGTGCGTGAAACGCCTAGGATTTTATAATAGTCTTGCATAAACAATAATATAAATTTTTATGACTGAAATTCAGAAATAAAAACTGGAGTATAAGGACCTACATAACTACCTACAACATTATATTGATAATATTCATATGCTACTAAATATGCATCATCCTCATCGTCTCCCAATGGGTTAATTTCTTCGGAGAATCCCTTCATAAGTATATCAATGCATTTAGATTCACTATACGCAACAACCATTGGAGAATTAGGCCGAGCCTCAAAAACAATACCAACAATAGCTTCATCAAACCCATCAGCAAATAATAGTTTTGCAAATGTAGAGTCGGGCGTAACGCTATCAGCCAACATATCAAAATATTCACGAGTTTTATTCTCACTACTAAGAATTAACCCTGGCAAATTATCAATTGATGTATGTGCCTTCAAAAGGGTTTCTGAATAAATCAACATAGGTTCTTCAGTGAAATTATCAATAACACCAACGACAGCTGTTTTATATGGATTTTTGAAATCTCGAATGACTTCATCGTATTCCAATTTAGATTCTAATTCCGGATAGCTCTCCATGATTAATTCTAAACATGATGGGGAAAGATTGCTTGACATAATAACTCCTAAAATAGATTGGGTTGTGATTGGTCTATGAAATCAAATAAACGCTTATGCGTCATTGAGTCATGTAGATTGAATATTGGTATATTATTGTGAGTAGCTAACCGCATTGCATGTCCAGTACCACCAGTGGATTTACCGTCAACTGTCCAGCAAATGACAAATCGAACAGGAACTATTAATTCCTGACCCAAAAGTATCATGCAATTACGCCCATGAAGATGTCTAACATAATCCATACACGCATCCCATTTAGGATGATGCTGCTTTGCCATTTCAATACTCTCTGGAGTAGCATCAAATGCTTTGAAAATTTCTTTATTAACATCATTCGATACGCCGGATTCAAATGCACTATCAGCTCCGATAGCACCTCCACTACGAAGTATATAACCAAGTAATTCCAATTTAATTGCAATTTTAGTCATAATCTCTTTTATTTCTAAAGGAGTTTCTCTTGAGCCTATACCAGCATAAAACATATTTTTCATATGTACAATATAGAATTTAGTTTCTATTATAGGTATTATAATAATAAAATGTTAATAGTATTTAACTATAAAATATTGATTAATAATCTATTGTCAACTAATTTTAACAAAACTGATTTATCTTCATCAGTTAAATTGTTAATTATATTAGGTAATTTCAAAAGAGTTTTTAATAATTCTTCTGAAGATGATTCTAATAAAAAGGTTTCACAGAAGTTTTCAAAAGTACCAACGCCTTTATCATTAAAATTAATCGCATAAGTTGTACTATCAACTGTGATAAAAGAACCAGAAACAGGAATTTTACATATAAGATGCAGTAATCCTTTAGATTCATATTCACAAACTTTAAGAGGTAAATATGATGACGATTTATTTTTACATTCAGCTATGTAATTATTTAATTCAGAGTCGTTCATCCTTTGAATGCATGCTGATAATTTTCTATTTTTAATATATTGAGCGCTATTAAGATAATCCATAGTATTGCTCTTGGGGTGCCACAAATGTATCAAAGTAACCGTTTCGGAACTCCATTTTACAGCACCAACAATGCGTTTCATTTTTGATAAAAACGCATCATCTTCAGAGCCCCAGCCAACAATATCCTCATCAAATCCAGAAACTTTATTGAAATTAAATTTTGAAAATATATTAACACCACCTGTATATTTCTGAATAGGCATTATATCACTCATTTGATATTGAGATAAATTACCTTGCTTAATATACTGACGTGTTTGAGATTCAGTTAAATAATTAATGTAACTAAATGGCTGATACACACTACAATCATTTGATAAATAAGTTTCAAATGCTTTATATATTTCATTAGGTGGTAGAATACAATCATTATCAATCATTGCAATCATTTCATTGTGAGAATTAGATACCCCCACATTAATCATTATACTTTTGCTAAATAAACAATCTACGCCCTCATCAATTTCAGTATTGATGTGAATTAAACGATTGCCGAACTCTTTTCTCAATTCAAAAGTTGAATCATTATTTCCATTTTGTTCGGATATAACTACTTCGATATCAGCTAGGTTATCTAAATAATACCTAACTGTATAAAGAAGATTTCTCTGTCTAAATTGATTTCCATTTTTGTGTGGAATTATAATTGTACCAATCATTGTTCACTCAATTCACATATTGTTTTTAATTTTTTGCAGTATCTCAAGGCATTTTTCAGTATTAGTCGCATCATTATTTTTATTAAAATGAAGTCGAATATCATCAATTTCTTTATAAATAGTCTTCAATTGCTTTTTAATTTCTTTCTCTTGTTTGACTAATCTATAAATAATTGGCTGAACTTCTCTTCGATGACCATATTTCCCGTCTTTAACTTTCTTTTCAATTATTTCTGACTCATTACCTTTAAATCTAACCGCCAACTCATACCAACTTATGCTTCTCATATATAGCCTCTATACCGAAGGTATAATCATTCTATTATTTGATGGGTAATAAATTTTATAGTTTTTACTAATATAATTTTTCAATGTATCATTAATTGACTCAATATCGCCCCATTGATATTTCAAAATAGATTCAATTGACCCATCAGAGAATTTAACCATAGGAGCTTTCAATCCCATATCAAAAAACTCTCCATACTCAGGGTCGTCCAACTCTATATCATTTTCAAAATATTCACCATATCCAATAAATTTAAATTCATTATTTGGTAAATTTTCAATTAAACCAATTACTTTCATAAAAAAGGTCTCCTTATTATAAATAAGATAAACTTTTTATTTCATGGTTTAAACTAAATAGATATAGATATACCTGTCTTTATAGAATTATTAATCAAAACATTTTCAAAAATAGATGCCACTTCATCTACATCATCCTCAGAAACTAAGATGCAGTCATGTACTGTTGTAAAGCAATTAATCTTTGATTCCAATTGAGGAAACAAATTATCATACATAATTGCTGATTCACTACGTTGAAGAGAGTGTGCTAAAGTGCGGTAATCATCTTTTTTGAAATGCCTCATAAGTTTAGTCATTAAAGGAAAATTAAATTCCCATATTTTCTCAATGCGTATTGTATTATTATTGGTTTTATTTCCAAAAACATAACTCACCCATTCTTTTTTAATCTCATTTCTAGTTTTACTATCATCATAAAACATGAACCACTGCTCAGAAAAGAAATCATAAATATCGTTGTATAAAGCCCTTTCATAACAGCCTAATTCAATTTTCAACTTGGACACAAATTCAGATAATGAATATCCAAATGTAGAAAACTCAAAATTAACTTGATGACCATAGCAAGATTCACCATCAAAAGAGTTTTCCTTATTGACATATTTAGCCCTTACATCTTTTCTTAAAAAATGTTCTTCTACAACAAATGGATTATCCAGCGTTTGCTTAGCTTGATTGTAATAATCTGTATACAAAGAATACAGTAAAGCTGGCTGACATGTCTGTACATCAATAGATATTACTTTTTTATCGCCAATATATAAGAAATTTTCTCGTATTATTTTTGACAAATTGGTAAAATTGGAATGAATCCGATTATATGTGTCTTTTATCACAAAATGTTCTAAAGTATTGTTATCTTTATTGTTAATGCGCATGCATTTATCAATTTCGAGCTGTTTACTTCGTCTGGATATTGCCTTGTTTTTAACCAAGGTTTCTAGATGCGCGTCAGCAGACTCAATATCGATATGGAATTTTCCTATCATATTGTAAATTTTAGAAACAAGAGGGTCATTGGAATCACTACCAAAGCGTTGTTTACGCCACAATAATATTTTACTTAATAGGAACTTATTAGATATTTTGTAATCTACATAATTAATCATTTTTATTCTATTAGTAATGGAATAACATTTACACTTACCGCTAACCACTTTGTCACCGACAATGTAGTGATTATCACATTGTATAAATTTATGTAAAATTAAGTATTCAATATACCTTTTATAGTTTTTACCCATCTCATTTAGCAGTATAACACTGCTTACTGGAACTTTGCGTAAATTCTTGAATTTATTATTGGTTATAGGTATTGTGGCAACCTTGCTAAGAAAGTATATGAAATAATCTAAATGCAATTTAACATCACATGTCGGAGGTGATATTTCAAGACTTACCCGTAATTTTTCTATAAGACTAACAGGGAGTTTGCAGATGATGTGTTTTACAGTTTGTTTCATACGATTTAATTATAACATTTTTTTCAAAAATAAGTGAAGAAAAGAAAAAAAGGTTTTAAAAAGCTTCTAAGAAAGTCAATCAAATAGTAGGAGATACCATTATGTTTATCTTTTTAAAGAATGTTTAGTTTAAATATAGTTTTTAAATCCTGTACATAAACAAAAGAAAGACAAGGTATTACGAATGCAATAGTAGAGAGTATACCATTATGTTTATCTTTTTGGATATAAACTGTTTAATATCTACTAAGAGACAAAGATGAAAAAGATTATATTAGAGAACTATCTAAACAGCCTTGTTGAAAGAAACATTAAAATATCTAATTACATAACTAAAGAGAATTTAATTATAGGTCTTATTGAACAACAGGGTCAAAATGCTAATCCTAATGCACATAATCCAATGAATGTCACTACAATGGTAGATATGGTTGGGTCAGCTCCAAAAGTAGATTTTGTTAAAACTAGGGATATGAGTGATAAAGGTTATAAAATTAAACCGGGTTTGGGGTTTATGAATGCTGAAACAGCTCATGAAGACTCACAAGCTATTAGCGAAGGTAAGCCACGAAGTAATCAAGGCCAATCTAAAAATAAAAACGAAGGTCAAGGTGCGAATTATTCTCAACGATTGGGAATGCCAGCAATTTCATTTACGAATCAAGAATATAATCAATTGTCAGACGCTCAATTAAAAGGATTGTCAAAATTGTTTTCACCGGAGCAGATTCAAAAAATTTATTCTGATTCACCGAGTAATTGGAATACATTGGACCCAAAACAAATATATGTTACAGAAAAAGGGTTGAAATCTGCTAATAAAGTGAACTCTCCAATTACAATTTATTTTGATGATGCCGGTCAATATTATGCTAAAATGCCATATGGATGGGTGAATAGCTTGTATACTAGAAGTGATGAAGGACGTGTGAGAGCTAAAGTTTCTCCTCATGATGGTTCTAATGTTGTGCCAATGCAAAGTACTGCTGGTCCAAATCAAATTAAAGGTTTACATTTAGGAGATAGATGGGCTATTGCATTAACTATACCTGGTGAGCAAGGTTCATTTTTAGTGTCTTTACAGGACGATAGGTTTAACGCATTTTTTGGAAACTAGAATGATAAATAAAAAGAAATTATTAGAGAATTTAGCAAGGATAGCTCCGAGTGAACCATTGTTTGAATATAATGCTTCTCAGCTATCGACTATGTCGGATTCTGCTAGAAAAATACGGTCTAAAAGTATGACGGCATTTTATACTGGAATTAGTCAAGGTCCGGATGGACAGGCAAGAACTCATTGGAAAGTACCTAGTCAAAGTAGTAGAGGTGTGAATTATCAGCCTATAGTTGAAATTGTTGTTCCTACATCGGGTGGTTTGTTTGGATTAGCCAAAGGAAAATGGGACCCTAAAAAATATTCAGAAATATTAAAAAAATCTGATGTTAAAGTTTATTGTAATTGCCCAGATTTTCATTGGAGTGGAATGGCCTATAATTTAGGGCCTAATGGAAAATATAAAGATTCAAATGTAAATGCATCTTCATCAATACTTCCTCCAAATATAAGAGACCCTGAACGAAAACACGTTCTTTGTAAACATTTATTATCAGTTATACAAGTATTTCCATTTAATGCAAGCGATATATTTTCTAGTGCTAGAAAATTCAAAGTTCAAATTGAAACTAATCCGGAGATAACAGCAGATTTGGATGATGGATTGCAACCATTACAAAAAGATATTGAAACTGTTTCAGTAACTCCAGAGCAAAAAGATGTAATAATGGATTCAATTCAAACAGCTGCTTCTGAACAATTGAGTAAAGATGTTTCACCAGAAGGAGTTGATGAGCTTATTCAAGATGAAAATCAAGATGCGCAAGCTCCTGAAGTTGATGCTGAAATGACAACTGGTGCTGAGGAATTGATATCAACTGAAAATAAAGACGCTTTGCATGCTGAAGAAAATAATGAAAATATTCAATCATTGATTGATGAGAAGAATCAAGCAGTTGAAGCGGAACCTGAAGAAACTGTTTCAGAGGAAACTAATCCGGTTGTTACATCAGTTGTTAATCCTGAATTACCAGTTGAATTGGAAAAAGATAAAAAAGATTCAGAATCGTTAGCTACTCAGAATCCATCTAAGGTGTTAGGTCGGATATAATTAAAATTTGGTGTATATTATAGGATATAAGCAAACCTTGTGTCCTACAATTATGAAAAATTATTTATCAGAAGATTATAAAGTTATTTTTAATCAACATAGCGATACAGATGCTATAGTTGAAATTCATGCCCCTACCAAACAAGATATCATTAGCATTAGAAGTTTGTTGTATGTAGGGCTTTCTTATTATAATAGCAAATTAGCTTATAGCTGGGAATGTGAAGAAGGGTTTGTTGACCCAGTTGAATATGTATTTAATAAAGTGTCACAGACGATGCCAATTGGATTAATTCCGAGAGCTACTTCATATTTGAAAGAACGAAATCCAAATCTTAAAATAAAAGTCAGCGACTCGATTAATAAAATTTACAAAAATCCTAATGGAGTTATGAATGCTAATGCTATTAAAGCATATGCAGATACTTTGAATTTATATAATGCTAGAGATAATTTTAATATCACTCCATATGACCATCAAATAAAACTTGTTGAACGAGCGCTTAATGGTAGAAGAATTTCGTTGATGGCATGTACATCAGCTGGAAAATCTTTGTCAATGTGTATTCTTGCGCGTTACTTAATGAATGTTGAAAAGAAAAGAATTTTAATAGTTACCCCTTCATCGGCATTGGTAATACAGTTATTTTCAGATTTCTACGAAGATTATGGCTGGGAAGATGCCGCTAAAAGTTGCACTTTAATTTATGGTGAATCTGAAGATAAATTGACAGCAAAGCAAAAGCGTTATTTAGATGAGTTAAATTTGGGCGAAGAAAGTATGTTGAAGCCTATTGCAATTTCAACATGGCAAAGTCTTCAAGGTAAATTAAGTCCAGTATGCCCCTCATGTAAGTTATTAATCAAAAATAAAAGGAAGCCAGTTTTTAATTGTCCGGATTGTGCAGAGCTTGTGCGAAAAGGCGAGCAATTTTTTAAATCATTTACAGCTGTTATTGTTGATGAGGCGCATGGAACTCGTGGACCTATATTAAGACAGATATTGGACAAGTGTACAAATGCAATTGATTTTAAAATTGGTTTGTCAGGAACTTTGCCAGATGATGGTCTTGACGCTGCATGGATTGAGGGGGCATTGGGTCGTAAAGAGGAAATTGTTAGATTAAAAGATTTGGTTAGATTAGGTATTTTGACTCCAGTGGAAGTATGTGCTATTCGAATTCCATATCGCAAAGAAATTCGCGCTGCTATTTGTAGGGAGAATTATCAAGCTGAATACTCATTACTGACAAATAATTCTAGTCGCCAAGCTGTGATGGAGTTGTTGATAGATGCTGGTAGAATAAATATGGAGCAAAATACGGTTATTTTATTTAAGAATAAGTCAACACTTCATGAAATGCATGAATTTCTAAAAGAGAAATACCCTGAGTTTAAATATCATATTATAATTGGAGATGTTCTTGCGATTGAGCGCGATGATATTCGCAAGTTGATGGAAAAAAGTACAGGCAATATTATCATTGCTACATATGGAACAATGAAGCAAGGGGTGAATATTAAATTATTACACAATTTGGTATTTGCTGAATTTTCTAAATCGATGTATGAGGTGATGCAAAGTATAGGTCGTATCGTTAGGAAGCATCCAGAAAAGAATTTAGCAACTGTTTATGATATATTTGATGATTGCTCTTATATGACGAAGCCAAGAAGTGCTAGTGCGTATTCTAAATTAATTGAAAATTATTCAGTAAAGCATTATCGCACACGATTGAGTTATTATGTTAAAGATGAAATTCCTGTTACTGAATTTGATTTTACAGGAATATATGAGGGTAATATTGATTTTGATGCAGTGAAAGCAAGAAAGGCTGCTGTTAAGAAAGCTGCTGATGAGAGAGCTGCTGATAAAAAAGAAAAGGCTAATAAAAAAACAGCATCTGTTAAAAAAGTTGCTGTTAAGGGAAAGGGAAGTGAATCTAAATTTTTAACCTAGAATGCTTTTTTGAGTTTCATTTTTCTTGACTTCTTCAGTGATAATTTTTTCACCTTCTTTTAATACAGGTTTTCTTGGGTCTAATGGATTTAAAAAATCTTGAGCTTGTGGTGTTGTGATAATCATAATAATATCTCCTATACTTAATGTTTATAAAAATAAAAAAACTCCAATCGAAATTGGAGTTTTTTATGTTTTGAATTATAGATATTAAACTCGGAAATCCAAGCGCTCAAATACTATGTTTGCAGCATTTGGCGTAGTATCAATAGTGAAACTATCAAGATTATGGAAGTGAGCAATACGAACTACAGCGAAATCACCGCGCTCTACTTTAATTAACACGCGTCCTGTTAAAGAAGCGTTACCACCAGCAGCAGAAAGGTCATGCGTGATATTTGTGCTTCCTGGATATGGAGCGAATCCGGAGCCAGTGTCAACTTCAAGATATTGTGTATAAAATAAGTTAGAAGACGTTTGAGTATCAACACCACTTCTATAGCTAATCGCATAAACACCATCGAGAAGAGTTACTTCGTCCATTGCACCATTAACACTCATTTTGTTCATTGGGTCAATTTCTAAGCGTACAGTATCAAATGCTTGTGTACTTGGAACTAATAGGACTGGGCGGTCGCCAATTACGTCATATAGCTCTAATACAGCAGTTTGTGGGCGTTTTGGTTTTGGTGGTTTTACATCACATTTGTAAGTTACAATAGCGGTTACTAAAATTCCACAAGCAGAATCATATTCAAGTTCTTGACCAGCGCTGTTGATTATTTTTCTACTAACTATGTTGATAGAATCACAATGACAGAAAGGAATCTTAAGGTGAGTAAAGCATCCAGTATAGTCAGAATCGCAAGTAATTTCAATATCAAATCCACTTACATCTTGACCATTAATTTGAAGAACTAGTCTTTCACCCATGGTGCAGCAAGGCAATTTATTTGCACTGTAAGAAAATCCAATAACATTTCCTGAGAATGGCATTGCATATCCTAATTTAGAAATCAATCCATCTGCTACTGCGAGAGCGTCACCTTCGTTGCGGCAGTGGTTTGATGCCCAGCTAAACTCAGTTCTATCACATAGATTTG